GGCTGCGCCGAGCCAGTGCCGGACGGGCCGCCGAAGTAGTACCTGTTTTCGTTGTCGGTCAGCAGGTCGATGGTCTCGACGTCCTGCGGGTTGAGCAGGTACGCGTTGGCGACCGACCGGCCAATGGTGCGCACCTTCGTCTTGGCCTTGCGCAGGGTGACCAGGGCGTTGGTGTCCCACGCCTGCGCCTGCACGCCGCTGATGTTGCCCAGGCCCTCGAAGTTCTCGCCCGTGTTGTCGCCCTGGATCATCTGGTCTTCGAGTTCCTCCTCCAGTCCGTAGCGGAGGAAGGCGTCGATGAGCGTCCTGATCTGTGCGGCGTCGGACAGGGCCCGCTTGGTGACGGGGATCCAGTGCGCGATGGTCTTCACCGGCGCGGTGACCTTCGCGGCGGCCAGCGCCGACTCGGGCTTGTAGCCGCCGCCGGTCGCGTTGACCAGCGCACCGGCGCCGCCCGGCGCGGTCGGCGCCGCCGACGTCGTGGCCTCGGCCACGGGGGCGGCGGCGTTGGTCACGCTGGTGACCCGCACGTACTCGACGGTGTCGGACGTGGTGGTGCCGGAGGTGACCACATCCCGCAGCCGCAGCGGCCGCTGGAAGGCGTCCAGGCCGACCTGCAGGCCGATCTGGTCGTTGGTCACCCAGGCGCCCGCCGAAGTGTCCGAGGCGCCGGTCACCAGGCTCTTGAAGCCGGCCATGCCCGACTGGACGCGCTGCTTCTGCCCGAACTGGCCGGACGGCGCCTGCGCGAGCAGCGCCTTGTACTCGGGGGAGTCGGTGAACTGCTGCCCGATCGACTTGCGCCGGTCGGGCAGGTCGAACCCGGAGGCCGTGCGGCGGCGGCCGTCGTCGTCGGTCTTGGCGTTCAGGGCGATGTCGTCACCGAGGTCGGCGAGCGTCTTGCGCAGCTCGTCATTGCCCTTGGCCTTTTCGATCGCGGCCTTGGCCTCAGTGGCCTTGGCCATGTGCTCGCGCAGTTGGCCGGCCTCTTCCGGGGTGAAATCCCTGTCCTCGTCTTCGGCCTTCTTGGCGATGGCGCGCGCTTCGGTGAGCGCGTGCTTCATCTGGCCGGTCAGATCCTCGATGGTCGCGGTGGGCATGTACTCAGTCCTCATTCCGTGAGCGATGCCTCCAGCTCCAGGAGCTGGAGATCGGTGCGCAGACGGGCAGAGGCGGCACCGGCCGTGGCGGCGTCCTCGGACGCTTCGCGGGGATCCGGCGTGGTCTCGTCCTCGGTACTGCTGTCGGTTGCGGCCGTCCCGCCGGCGACGGGGTGCTCGGCCAGGTACTGCTGGAAGCGGGCGAACAGCTCGCTGTCGTCGGGGGCCTGGGCGGGCGGGACGTTCGCAGGCTGGGCGGAGGGCTCGGAGCCGTCAGCCGCTGCGGTGTCCGGCCGGCCGGACGCCTCGGTCGTCTTCTTCGGTACGGCGGCCTTCTCGGGGGTGGCGCTGCTGAGCACCTCGCCGATCGCCTCGTAGGCGCTGGTCAAGGTCTCGAAGTTCTTCTGGCTGAGCACCCGGCCGGCCTTGGTGCCGCGGGCGATGCTGTGCGCCTTCGCCGCCAGAAGCTCGGTCTCCTGGTTGGCGCCGACCAGGCACGGGCCGACCTCGTGCAGCTTCAGGCGCCGCAGCTCGTAGTAGCCGCCCCATGGGTGGTCGTCGTCCGTCACCCACGCGCCTTCGGTGACGTCGTAGGCGAAGCTGAACTGGGTGACGCGGCGCCCTTTGAGTAGACGGTAGACCTGCTGTGCGGTCGGGTTGGCGTCCAGGTCGTCGATCTGACCGGTGACCTCCAGGCCCTGCAGCGTCTCCACTGCCTTGGTCACCGTGCCGATGTGCGCGAACGGATCGCCCCAGGCGTGGCTCCAGATGACGGGGATCGGATCGCCCTTCTCATTCCAGGCCGCCAGCGTCTCGGTGAACGCGCCCGGCCGGACGACGTCCCCCATGCTGTCCTCGTTGCCGAACACCGACACCAGGGCGGTGAACTGGCCCTCGGCGAGACCGTCGACGGGACCGGCCGCCTTGACCTTCGCGGCGAAGTCCTTCGTGCGCATACCCGCTGCCCTCCTCTTCTCCAGGTCGGCCAGCGGCGGGCGGTCGTACCACTGCCGGATGGCATCCTCGGTGCCCTCGGGGCGGTCGTCTGCGGCGGCTCGTGCCAGGCACTCATCCAGTCCCGGATCGAGGACGACGATCTGCGCTCCCGCATCCTCGTAGCGGGCGAGCTGGCCTGGCCACGGGTTTGTGTGAATGATCCACGCGTCGGCCTCGACGCCTCGCAGGACGCGGTTGATGCCGGCTTTGCGGGCGGCGAAGGCCACTTCGCGGACCGGTTCGGGGGCCGCGTGCGGCTGCTCCGACCCCAGCGCCTGGGCGATCTTGTCGAAGTCGATGACGACATCCCCGGCCTGGCACTGCTCGCTGATCCAGGTCGACTTGCCCGCGCACGGCGGGCCGACGACGACGGTGATGGCCACGGCTCACCCCGTCTCGTAGTCCAGGCGGCACCGGCAGTTCGCCTTCTCGCCGACCTTCGCCGTGCCGTCGCCGGGCCAGCGGCAGCCGTTGCCGAACACGTCGTCCAGGGCGACGCTCTGCCCGTCCAGCGCGCGGTGCGAGGGGCGCGGTGTCGCGCCTCCCGTCCGCCACACCTTGCGTGTCAGCCCCGAGGCGGATGCGGCATCGTGTCCGCCGAAGCTGCGCAGCTCGGTGGCCGCGGTCAGGGATCTCCCTGCGGCGGCGATCCCCCACGCAGCCGCCGCGACCGCCAGCGCCTTTGGCCAGTTGTCGCCGCCCTCCTCCTGGACCTTGGCGACCGCCTCGCGCCCGGCCTCCTCGTGCTGCTCGGCGTGCGTCTCGGCAGCCGCCAGAATCCAGGCGAGCATCACATCCGGTGTCCAGCCCGACGCGTCGGGGTTCCACCGGTCCAGCACCTCCCAGGCCCCGATCTGCGCCAGCCGGTACCCGTGCTCAGCCAGCAGCGCCGACAACTGCGCGAGGCGGTCCTCGTGGCCCTCGGCCCACACCGCCAGCAGATCCGGCATGCCCTGCGCCTTGGCGCCGGCCGCCGTCAGCAGCTTGTCCGCCGCCCTCTGCGTCCACCGTTCCAGGGCGGACGTCAGTGCGTCCCGGCCCTCCTCGAAGGTGGCCAGGTCATCGGGCCTGGCCGCCGACTTCGTCAGCGCCAGGCCGCGCGCTTTTGGGAGCGCCTCCGGCTCCGGCGCCGTATCCCGCGGGGAGGCGAGGCCGCCCTCGGTGACGTTCATCGGCACGATCAGCTCGTCGCCGCCCTCGACGGCCGGCAGGTTGTTGCGGGCCCGGATCTCGTTGCGGGTCATCCACGGCCCGCCCGTGGCAGTCGACGCGGCGACCGCCTGCTCCTCGAAAGAGCCGCGGAGTTTGGAGGCGATGTTGAACTCGCAGTACACGCTGGCGTTGTCGCCCGGCAGGTCCGGCAGGATCTGTGCGGCGATCTCCTGCTCCAGCATCGCCAGCCACGGGCCGAGCGTGTCCTGGTACAGGTGCGCGTGCTGCTCCTTGATGTTGCTGTAGGTGGCGTGATCGAGGATGCCGATCAGCGGCGGCGGGATGTAGTACGCCGCCGAGACTTCCTCGCGGGTGAGCTTGCGGGCGTCGATGTACTGCGCCGCCTCGGAGGTCATGCCGACCGGCACGTACTCCATGCCGTCCTCCAGGATCGGCGTGCCGCCTTCGGCGCCGCCGCCTTGCGTGAAGGACCGCCACATCTCCCGGAAGCGGGCCTTCTCCTTCGCGCTCCACTCCGGCGCGTCCATCGGCCGCTTCAGCACACCCGTCACACGCGCGCCGCCGCGCCACATCGCTGCCCGCTGCGCCGCCGACTCCGACGACTCCAGCAGCAACTCCCGCAGTGACTCGATCGGCGAAGACCCGTAGGTCAAGTTCTCGGGGGCGTAGCCATGGATGTGCACCACGTCCTCGACCGCGAAGTCCCGGCCGCCTGCTGTCTCGTAGTACTCCGGGGCGATCCAGTTCCCGCGGTACGGGCGGATCAGTGTCGGTGGCACCGGCAGCAGCCGCAGCGTCCCGTTGAGCCGCAGCTTGATCAGGTAGGCGTTGTCGTACAAGGCGAGGTCGGACACCAGCCGTTCCACCCACCGGTACGGCGTGAAGCGCGGCAGCGGCTCGGCGAGGACCCGCGCCAGGGGGTGGTCGGTCAGCCGCTGCCGGTCCGTGTCGCTGATCCTTCGAAAGGTATGGATCCCGAGCTGCGCAACGTTCCGCGCCAGGAACCCGATCACCGTGCGGACCTGCGGCTGGGTGCGCCAGATCTCCGCGTACTCCCACGGCGCGGCCGGCAGCGGCATCGCCGCATACCCCGGCGTCACCCCGGCCCCCGTCACCGACAGCTGGCCGGAGGAGACGACGAACGCCATCAGCCACCCCCGCCCGTACTCGCGAGGACCTGCGTGAACTCCACGCGCGCCCGCTCGATGACGACCTCGCCGTCCACCTGCTGCGGCGCCCGCCCGGCCTCGAGGAGCTGTACGTCCCGCAGCACCAGCAGCGGGCCGCGCTGGGCCCACAACACGCCGTTGAACGCCTTGTCGGCGAGATTGACCACGACCCGCTTGCGGACCGCCGTGCGACGCCACGCGAACATGAGCAGCCCCCGTCCCGGCCGCTACACGACCATGATTTCGTCCTCGTCCGCGTACCGGCTCTTGCGCCGCGGCGGCCGCGCCACGACCTCCGCCATCGCTGTGGCCAGCGCCGACACACCGTCGATCTTGTCGCCGGAGTTCGCCTTGTCCGGCTTCACGTTGCCCGCCGGGTCCATGGTCACGGCCAGGTTGTCCACGCACCAGCGGGTCACCGGATGTCCGCCGTGCCGCAGCGCCGGTGCCTCCGGCGTCCCCTGCAGCACGAGGCGCTGAATCTCTTTCAGCACCGGCGACATGGTGGCGAAGCCCTGCCTGACCTTGACCATCGGCGCCCGCTCGGACACCAGGTCATTGGTCAACTGCGAGGCGTTCCACGGGTCGTAGCCGATCGACCGGACCTTGAACGCGTCCCTGTCGCGGCGGACCTGCTCCCGGATGAAGTCGTAGTCGCACACATTTCCGGGCGTGGCGACCAGGAAGCCCTCCCGGACCCAGCGCGAGGCCGCGCCTGCAGTGCGCTTGTCCAGGGCTCGCAGGTTGTCTTCGGGGGTCCAGAAGCGGAAGACCGCATCCAGGGTGCCGGTGGCGTCGTCGGGGAAGAGCCAGCACAGCGCACACAGGTCGGACGTGCTGGCCAGGTCCAGTCCGCCGTAGGCGTCCCGCCCGGCCAGCGCCGCCTCGTCGACCAGCCCGGCGTTCGCATCCCAGTCCTCCAGACGCAGGAACCTGGTGCTCTGCTTCGTGCGGATGCCCAGATGCAGCCGCAGGTACTTGGCCAGATCGGCCGGCGACTGCTGCGCCTCGGCCGCCGCGCCCTTCAGGTACGCCGCGCTCGGGCTGACCCCGTAGCCCGGATTCGCCTTGCGCTGCGTCTCCACGGCGAACGGGTCGTCACTCTCGTCGGCGCCCCACACCACGCCGTAGGTGTCCGGGTCGTGCAGGGCCCCGCGGGCGAGCTGCTCGACATACTGGCGGCGCCGGTCGTAGATGGACTCCTGCTTGCCCTCGTCGGCCGTCGTGATGATGACGACCAGCGGCTGGCGGCGCGAGCCCGTGCCTGTCTCGATCGTCTCGACGAGGTCCGGGCTCTTGTGAACGTGCAGCTCGTCGATGATCCCGCCGTGGACGTTCGCACCGTGCAGGGCCTCGGCCACCGACGAGACGACCGTGAAGTAGCTGCCACTCGCCGGGTGCGTGATCTTCTTGGTGTACGCCTTGACATTGCCCTTCAGCGCCGGCGCCCGCTCCGCGATCGTCTTGATCGGATCGAAGGTGTACCGCGCCTGCTTCTCCGACGTGGCCGCCGCATACACCTGCGCGCCCGGCTCGCCGTCCGCGGCCATCAGGTACACCGCGATGCCGCCGGACAGCGTCGTCTTGCCGTTGCGTCGCGGCACGTCCACGTACAGCTTGCGGACGATCCGCACGTAGCCCTCGGCCTCGTCGTCCCACCGCACCCAGCCGAACACCGGCGCCAGGATGTAGGCCACCTGCCACGGGTCGGGGTCCAAGGGCTTCCCGGCCCACTTGCCCTGCGTGTGCCGCAGCAGATGGAAGCTGCGCAGCACCCGGTCCACCCGCTCCGGATCGAACACCGCACCCGGCGCCTCGCCGGGCGACGGCGTCTGCACCTTCGGCGGACAGTCCGGCAGAGGGATCCCCCTGGACTCCAGATACCACGCGACCTCAGCAGAGATGCCCAGGTCAGCCGGAGCCGGCGAACGGGTTCGCTTCGTCGCCATCGCCGCCCTCGCCTCGAGCCAGGGCCTGCTCCGTCGACGGCGTCAGGCCGAAGTGTGCCGCCCACGACCTCATCTCGCGGGCCGCATTCCGGGCGATCGCCACGCACGGATGCGCCAGCTTGCCCTGCCGCGCCTCGATGACGAGCCCCTCCTCCTGCACCACCCGCGTCGCCGACACGAACGTCGCCCACGCCTCGCAGTACGCCACCAGCGCCGCCCGGTCCTGCTCCTTGACCAGATCCAGGCGGGACAGCTCCGGCAGTACCCGCTTCCACTCCGCGGCCGCCTCCCGTGACAGCCACGTCGGCGGCTTCGGCGGCACCCGCTTGAACGCCGGGCCGGGCTCCACCTTCCGGCCACCCGAGTCCCGGCCCGGAGACCGGCCAGTGATCAGCTTCAGGGCGGCGGGAGCAGCAGCCTTCGCCATGATCAACCCCTCTCCGGTCGCCCGCAGCGCTCTGACCTGCACAAACGCGGCCTGCAAGGCTCTGACCTGCGCAGACCCCCCGTTGCTCATGTGAGCGTGAGCACGGAAAGGCAACCGCGGCGGGTCCCCAAGCGATCTTGGTCGTGATCCGGACTCCCCTACCCCCGGGCAGTAGGTGATGTTGCTAGGCGAGAGGGATGGCTCGGACACTCCAAAGGGCGCATCTCGGCCCGAAATCGTGCACTTGGGCGCGCGCTTTCGTCTCGCCGCAGCCCGCATTCTGGTCGAAACCGCAGGTCAGAAGCCCCCTCTAGCTCCTCGGGCGGCTCGCCAAGCTTCCGGAATCGACGAAAGCGCAGGTCAGGGACCTGAAAGACTCGGAATCGGCCTGGCGTTTGCCCTGCGAGGCCCGTCGGAAGCCTCATGATGATCTCTTGGCGCGCCGGCGAGCCCGCTGGGCGCCTCGGATGGCCTCAGCGCGGCTCTTGATCGCATCGCACGACCCGCAGAGCAGCCCGAGGTTGTCCAGCGAGGTCACCGAGCCGCCCTCGGCAATCGGCGTGATGTGATCGAGCACGTGGCGTGGCTCTTCGGGGTCGTCGGGCTGCTCGGCCCCGCACAAGTAGCAGCAGCCATGGTCACGCTGATCAACACGTCGCTTGAGCTTGCGCCACGTGCCCGAGCTGATGCCGTAGCGGGCCTGCTTGTCATCCCTGCCTGACCATGCGATGGGCTGATGCTCGTCGCACCTGCCTCGCTGCGTGGCCAGCTCGTGGCACTGGGGGTCCGTGCACCGGGAGGGGGGAGCGTAGGGGGGCATAGGGGCCTCCCCTCCCGGGGTCGGGGGCTATGCAGGGTGCTTGGCGTGTACGAGGATGGCGAACTTCCGTGCAGCCGCTTCCTTCTTGGCCGGGCACTCCAGCAGCATGGCCGAGCCGTCGGCACCCTCGATGGTCACGAACAGCTTGGTGCTGTCCTTCTTCAACGCCAGAGCGAAGATCCCAGTGAGGGCCACGCGCGTGGCTGTGATGCGCTTGGCGGCTTCTCCCCGGTCCACGGTGACCTTGGCGCCCCCGACGGGGACGTCCATCTGTCCTGGCGCGGTGAAGCGCAGCGGGTCCTTGCGGACCATCAGGCCGCCGATAG